AGAACCTCGTTCTCCCCGCTATGCAAAAGCTGTCTGGTCTTGTGAGCGTACTGAGCGGCGGATTTGAGAGATTAAAAACATGGGTATCTGAAAACAGGGAAACCGTTGAAAAGTGGAAAACGGTTTTCTTAGCCGCAATGTATGTGCTGCTTCCGGTACTTGCCGGGCTCACCACGGGAATGCTGGCTTATAAGGGTATAGTGTTTGCTACAACTGCAGTGGAAAAAGCCGCTGCGATTGCAAAAGGAATACACGCCGTTGCAACCGGCGGACTTACAAAGGCGCAGCTGGCGGCAAAGCTTGCTCAGATGGGGCTCAACTCTGCGATGCTTATGTCACCGATAACCTGGATCATAGCACTTATCGCCGCCCTCGTTGCCGCATTTGTAATACTTTGGAAGAAGTGCGACGGATTCAGAGAGTTTTGGATTAATCTTTGGGACGGGATTAAAAACATAGTGGGCGTGGTTGTAAATTGGATAAAAGAGAATTGGCAGGCAATGCTGCTGTTTCTCGTTAGTCCATTGGCGGGTATCTTTAAATACTGCTACGATCACTTTGATGGTTTCCGCACTTTTGTTGACAGCACTTTTAATAAAATAAAAAGCGCAGCGACAACGGCGTGGAATGCCATAAAGCACGCTATAACCCACCCGATAGAAACGGCGAAAGATATAATTAAATCACAGCTCGATAAGATCAAGAGCTTTTTTGATAAGTTGAAATTGAAGTTTCCCAGCATAAAACTTCCGCATTTCAGTATCAAAGGGAAATTCAGCCTTGATCCCCCGTCGGTGCCGAAGTTAAATATTGATTGGTATGCAAAAGCCATGCACAATGCAATGCTGCTGAATAGCCCGACGATCTTCGGAATGAACCCCGCTGGGCAGTTTATGGGTGGCGGTGAAGCAGGACAAGAAGTTGTTTCCGGCGCAAGCACGCTGATGAATATGATTCAAGCTGCTGTTAGGAATGAAAATTCCGCAACGTCATATTATCTCGAGCGGCTTCTTGCTATTCTCGCGGAATACTTTCCGGAAATCATCGAGAAGCTTGATAAAGAAATAGTGCTTGACGATGAGACGCTTGTTGGAAGGCTCGCGCCAAAGATAGATAGGGAACTCGGGAGTATTAACAAATTGAGACTGCGGGGTACTTAACACATGAAAGGAATAAAATTTGGGAACTACCATTCATGGGATGATTTTTCTCTTATTCTCAACAGCAAAGAGATTGAAGCTCCTTCTCCAAAGATTGAGACTGTTGACATGCCCGGCGGGGACGGTCTTATCGACTATACCGAGTATTTCGGCGAAGTAAAATACAGCAATCGCAAGCTCAAATTTGACTTTTCAACTGTTGTCGCCCAAGGCAGCTTTCTTTCCTTGTTTTCGACAATTCAGAACAAGATTCACGGCAGAAGGTTGAAAATCGTTCTCGATGATGATCCGGAATACTATTACTTGGGCAGAATTACGGTCGATAGCTGGAAAGCCGATAGGGGTATTGGCAAAATCACAGTCGAATGCGACTGTGAGCCATATAAATATAAGCAGAACAAAACATCTGTAACGAATGCTGTAACAGATAGCGCAGAATTAACCTTCGCAAATTCCCGTAAGTCAGTTGTACCCACTATTACATTAACTGCTGCCGCGCAAATTAGTTTTGGCGGCAGCACATACGCTTTCGGTGCAGGAACTACAACAAGCGGCGAGATTGTGTTCGTGCAGGGAAACAACGCCATGACAGTTAACGGAAACACAACAATCACTGTTGAATATCAGGAGGGGGAGCTCTAATGCGCTATAAAGTATACTGCGACGACTTTCTGATATTAGATACACAACGGAGCGATTTGATTCTGTTCGAACCGCAGCTAAGCCTCGAAGTCAATAAAACCGGCTCTTTTGCATTTGGCATCAATCCATCGCACCCGCACTATGATAAGCTGAAAAAGTTAAAGTCCATTGTAAGCGTGTATCAGGATGAGTATTTGCTGTTTCGTGGACGCGTGTTAAATGACAGCCAGGACTGGTATAACGAAAAGCAAGTTTCCTGTGAAGGGGAACTTGCTTTTTTGCTGGACTCTGTTCAGAGGCCGTATGATTTTCAGAGCGGCGAGAAGCATACAACCGTGAGCGAATTGTTCGCGTATTTTATTGCAAACCATAATGCACAGGTTGGAGCCGACAAGCAGTTCAAGGTAGGAACAATAACCGTCACAGACGAAAATGATTATATTGTTCGCGCGGATAGCACATATCTGAACACATGGGATTCGATTGAAAAGAAATTGATAGACTCTTTTG